TTTACTCTCTGACCGTAGAATCGTGACGGTAAGTGACTACATAAGGCAGAAGTTTCAGCCTTTCGGAACTATTTCGGAGGCTGATCTTCTCGACATTCTTTCCGATGCCGGTATGGAGGCAAACGATGAACTGACGTCTGAAAACAGAAACGAAGTTTCTATCGCTATGACTCGTTTCATCCCGTCACTCTTTCTCCGCCCCCAATCGGTATCGGAAAACGGTTTCTCCGTCTCGTGGGATTTCGATGCACTGAAAGATTATTACCTGTTCATGTGCAAAAAGAATGGAATCGAGCCGGATGCCGGAGCTGCGGGGATAAGCACGATAACCGATATGTCTGACCTTTGGTAATGTATTACTCACCGCACATCCTGCAAATCAGAATAGACCCGGTTATACAGTATGACGAATCGGGCAATCCTTCCGTATCTGGCACGCCGGAATGGAAGACTATAGCGAGGTGCAGGTGCGATGACAAGACTACTAAAGAATTCATTTCGGAGAATGGCCACGTCTATCGCCCTAACTACCATGTGGTATACGAAGGCGAAAGAATCGAAGCCGGTGTTTACGCACGATGCCTCAATGACGACGGGTCAATCAGAGGCGAAGGACAGGTATATCAACCTTCCTCATGCAACTACTTGGGTTACTCGGAAGTATGGATGTGACCTATGACTTTTCGGATATCGACGGTATCATCAATGAATTTATCAACGAGATAATATCTCGGATGGTAGAATTCGGAGAGGAAGCTACGGCGACAGCCGTAAGTCGAGGCCGATACCAAAACATCACGGGTAATCTGAGAAGTTCCATCGGCTACATAGTCTCCTATAATGGTCGGGTGGTCCGTGAAGGCGGATTCAAGCAGGTGACCGGACGCGGAGAAAACATGCAGAAGGTGGACTTTACGACCAAACGAGGAAAGTCAGTTGTTTTCTGGGCAAAGGGCCGCTCAGGTGACGGTTCGGAAGGTAGCCAGACGGGAATGGACTTCGCGCGGGCCATAGCCGCCGAATACCCGGAAGGAATCACATTGGTCGTAGTTGCAGGAATGGACTATGCGAGCATTGTCAACGCAAAAGGATTCGATGTGCTGGATAGTGCAGAAATACAGGTAAGGCAAATGATTGCAGCATGATAACGACGGGAGACATAAAAAGCATTTTGTCAGAAGACCTGAAGAAATACGGGTTCAAGACATATCTGCAAGACACATTCCCCGACGGCGAGATAACTGACGAAAGAATAATTATTCGCTGCGGAGAATTGTCGCCCGGAACTTATTGGGAAAGCTCATATGCTCATTTGAACATCTGCGTGCCCGATCTGTACGGTATGGCCAATACAAGGCGCTTGACCGAGATCGAGCGAATGTTCAAACGCATGAAGAAAACCTTTCGCTTTGACGGTTCCGTCTGCCGATACATGGAGGACGGGACGAGCCAAGAAAAGGATGAAGCCCTTAAGTGTCACTTTGTAAACGTAAGATTATTATTTGAAATGTTAAACGTAAACTATTAAAACTATGGCAACAACATTTTCTGCTGTCGACATTAAGCAGCTTTGGTATGCTGAGACTACGGCTGTTACCGCCGATCTGACCGGCGCCATTCTTGCGACCATCCTCAAAACAGCAAAGGAGGTCAAAAACGTTCATCAGGACACATGGTCAATCGAAGAAGCTGAGCCGTCCGTAACATCGTACAAAAATCAGATTACAGGCAGCAACTATCGTCAGACAAAAGAGATGGGCGATTTAGTCATGTCGTTCACGATCGGACAATATGACTATGCTACGAAAAAGGACCTGATGGGCGGTACGCTCATCGATACCGACAAAGGATGGAAGCGCGAAAGAGGTGTCGTAGACATCTACAAGTGCATGATCGCCCTGACCGAAGACAATCAGTACGTCGTATTCCCTAAAGCGACCTCTATCACCCGTGAGGCCAACACAGATGGAGCAATCGGCTTGGCCGTATCGGCAACGGCGTTGGAACCGGATAATTCTGACGTATCCTCGGAATATTGGTTCGATTCTTCGGTGGTTGTTGAAGCGTCATCACTCAGCAATCTGAGCAGCAAGTAATCATTCATTATGAACCAGAAAAAGGGTAAAGGAGTCAGGGATTCCCTTACCCTTTTATTTCATTAACGACCATGAAAAACGAAGCAGCAAAAATAGTTTCCGAATCTCTTATCGGAGCAAGTTATGTGACCATCACAATGGGCTCGAAAGCGTACACCTTTTATCCGCCGACTATCAAAAGATTGTGCCAAGCGATTCGGCACTTCGCGGCAATAGACATTCAGGGAGAAAGCATATTGGACGCTCTCGGGGAAATGCCGGACGCAACAGAACACATACTAAAAGGTCTTTCCTGTCTTTTGTGCGGGAACGAGAGTCTGGCAGAGGAATTATCGGAAGGTTCTTTCGTCGAGATGAAAATAGCTTTAAAGGAGGCGATCTGTCTGGTCGGAACCGACCCTTTCGAGTGTGCCGCTTTGGCGAGGAGCGTCGCCGAAGTGGCAGCAAAGATGAGGTAATCGGAAACGAAACGATGATGGGACAGATCGCTTCGTTTATGGAAAACCTTCGCTTGTCCTATACGGAAGTATTCGAGATTATCCCCTACCGAAACCTTCTAATCATGCAGAAAGATAAGCTCCATATAGTATACGGCGACAAAGTAAAAAGAATAAGCGGGAAGGAAATGGCCGCTCGCCGAAGCAAGAAAAACTCTAATTAAGATGGCTAAACTTAAATTTGAAACGACGGCTAATTTAAAGCCTATCGACGACCTTCTTATTCGTATCAAGGAGTTGGAGCAGCATATCGCCTCGCTCAAAAAAGAGATGCGCTCGATCAATGCCGCAGACCCTAAAATAGACCCCTTGCTCAAAGACCTGAAGGCGTCGAAAGAGGAAATAAACAACCTGGTAGCGGAAATCAATCGGATCAAGCAGGCTCAGTTGGACAGACAACGCGAGCAGGAACAGGCTGCGACTCGGGAGAAAGAATCCATCGCCTCGCTGCTGCGGGCCTATGAAGAATTGCGTCAAAAGGTAGCCGATACCGCGAATAAAAGCACCTCGCCAAGTTCCGGAGCGAATAATGCCCCGTCGATCAAAGAGGAAACGCAGGCTTACGATGAGCTTCTCAGTAAAATAAGAACCCTATTGGGCAGCCGGGAGGAAACCATTGCCTCAATGCTCAGAGAAGAGAATGCGATTCGTCTGATTAAGAAAGAGCTAAAAGGCTTGCAAAAGCTCGAATCCGACGGCATAAATCTTACGGAAGCCCAAAGACAGCGGAGAATCCAACTGACAAGCTCTCTCGAAGAACACAAGCAATCGGTTTCACAGCTCAAGCAAATACTCGCGAACGAAATAAAATCCGAGCAGGCCGTTCGTGGCTCGATGAATGAGATGTCGCAGTCTTTGGGAACAATGCGCATGTTTTACAGGACCCTGAACGAGGAAGAGCGCAATTCTCAATTCGGCCAAGAACTTTTGAAGCGCATCCAACTGGTCGATACGAAAATAAAAGAATTGGATGCATCGATCGGCAATCATCAGCGCAATGTAGGCAATTATGCCTCGCATTGGGACGGACTCGGGTTTTCAATCCAACAAGTAGCACGGGAACTCCCCTCTATTTCTTATGGCCTGAATACTTTTTTTGTAGCTATATCCAATAACCTGCCTATTTTGGCTGACGACATCCGGCGAGCGATAGCGAAATATAAAGCCGCTGTTGCTGAAGGGAAAGCGGCTACCCCTGTATGGAAACAGATCGTAAAATCCATCTTCTCATGGCAAACGGCATTGGTAGGCGGAATCACCCTGCTCACCCTTTATGGGGATAAGATCGCCGCTTGGGTAGCCGGATTATTCAAGGGTAAGGATGCCATCGATGCGAATGCAGCTTCCATCGAAGTGCTCAACACTCGAATCGAAGCCAATAGAAACGCACTTGACAGTGCCAATAGGGAGTTCGGGTCCCAAATGGGGAACATATCCCGTTTGCGATCCGAATGGTCCAAACTTGGCAATGATATGAATGCCAAGCTAAAATTCGTGAATGACAATAAATCCGGATTTTCTCAACTGGGAGTGTCGGTCAATAGCGTTGCAGATGCTGAAAAAGTATTGATCGGGAATACGGATGCGGTCGTTGCCTCATTAAAGGCCCGAGCTCAAGCGACAGCCTATCAAAACACATTAACCGAGCTCTACGCCAAACAACTGGAGGCCGAGCAAAGACAAGAGGCATACGAAGCTCAAGCAAAAGGACGCAGGTATGTGCCCGGGGTACAAGAAGACGCGAGGAAACGAGCTATCTGGACAGCGGCCAGTCTGCCCGGCTACATGTCGGCAAAGGAAGAATATAGTGTAGAACGTCTGACAGAGGGATTCTTAAATGAGGAGACCCAAAAATACGAACGTGCAGCCGAAAAGGAGCGATTAATCAAAGAAGGTTATGCCAAGCAAATACAAGAGATAGATAAGGCCCTGACTAAATCCCTGAATCAATCGACTCAGGCATTAATTGAGGCCGGTCTTACACCATCCGACGACAATGCAACGGGCCAAACTACTCAAGACAAAATCCTTTCCGCTCGGGAAGCCCTTGCAGAAGCCTTACGGGCGAATGAGTCAGAACTTCAGAAATCGCTTCTTGGGATTATGGCCGAAGGGCAGGAAAAGGAGCTCGCACAACTGGATAACGCGACCCGGGAAAAACTCCACAAGATCGAAGAGGCTCGCCAAAAGACCATCGCCGCTTATGCCACCAAAGGACAAGAGCCAAATCCCGACGAATTGGCTAAGCTGGATGAGACGAAAGCGAACGAGGAAAAAGCTGCGGAATTAGCAAGGGCCGCCATCGTCGCAAAATATGCCCGGCAGGAAGAAGAGCTTTGGCGAAACGTGACCGATGTTTTTTTGTCGGAAGAAGCCCGCAAGCGGCAAGGAGTTCAAAAGACGTTCGACGAATACCGCAGGCAGGCGGAATCGCTGCTTAAGGGTGGCTCTATTGGAGAAAGCGACTATAATGCCCTCGTGGGCGAAATAGGAAGGGCCGAGACCAAATCCATGCTTCAGGATGTATTGCGAGAGTATGAGACTTTCGAACAGCAAAAAGCCCGCATTGCCGAAGAATACAACGATAAGATCGCCCAACTGGAAGAACAGAATGCAAACGGCCAGTACAACGAGAATATCGAAGAGATCAAAAGACAAAGGGATTTGGAGATCGCGCAGCTTCAGATTTCCGAGTCCGATTTCTTTCAGGTGATCTCCGGCAATCTGGAAGAGTACGGGCTGGCCACAATCCGCGATGCCATTGCCCAAGCGAAGGAATATCTCGACAATTTCATAGCCGATGCGAAAAGCAAGAACGGAGGAAAACTGACGAACGAACAGCTTCAGTTTGTCACCCAAATGCGGCAAGACTTAGATAAGGCGACCAAAGTAGTTCATTATCGTTTGCCGGAGGGGTTGGCTAAGGCCGCAAGCGGAATGAAGAAAGTGGCCGACTCGGCTAAGGAACTCGACGAATCGCTCGGAAACGTACTCGATACCGTGAGCAACATGATTCAGGGCTTCTCGGATATAGAATCGGGTATTTCCGGCTTGAAAGAGGCATCCGCGAATTTCAAGCAGATGAAACAAGATGCCAAAGATCAGGGTAAGTCTTTAGGGTTCGGCGATATACTCGGAACCGTAGGATCATATGCGGGAGCAATCGGGTCAATCGTTAGCGGTGTGACTGGTATATTCAGTTCAATAGGGAACCTATTTGACGACCAAGCCAAATATGCGGCGATAAATGCGGAGTACGCAAGGAGGCAGGAGGCATACTGGGAATCCATAAACTTTCAAGTAGAAAGATACACCAAGTTACTTGAAGAAGCAGCCGGCGAAGATTATTTTACGACGGCAGCGGAGCAAATGGGTATTCTAAATGAATCACTTGCTAAAGCGAGAAAAGATATACTTAATAATGTTCCTAAAGGTAAACTTGATTCGAGATCAGGAGGATTATGGTTATTTTTCAGAGGTTTACTTGACAAGTCACGACCTTTTTCTATCGATTTTGACAAAGACGCAAAGGATATAATTAACTTTATCCAGCAAAACGGAGGTTATTCTCGTGACGAAGGGTTATCCATAGAAGCTGCTTATGCGCTCAAAGAAAGCGCAGATATATGGTCGAAAATGCCGGACTGGATGCAAGAGTCCGTTGAAAAAATGATTGAAATCAACGAACAGACCGAAGAGCTTAAAGAAACTTTGAACGAAAGCCTGTTTCAAACAACATCGAAAGATTTGGAGGATGCCATTATTGAAGGGTTAAAGAATGGCAAAAAAGGAGTCGATGAGTTTGGAAGCGAATTTGAAGAAGTTATGCGGAATGCTCTTTTGCAATCATTTGCTATCAACGAATTGAGGCCCATGATTAAGAAGTTTTATGAGAAATATACTCAATTAGCCGATAGCGATGAAAACGGGAAGCTCGATTTAACCAAAGACGAAATAGATACTTTACGAAAAGAATGGAACGATATTATAACTGGAGCAACAGAAGGGTGGGAAAACTTCAAACAGATTGTCGGATATACCGAATCGTCTGACGCTTCGACCCAATCCGCTACTTCCCGGGGGTTCCAAACGATGTCCCAAGATACTGGGAATGAGCTTAACGGTCGATTTTCGGACTTGCAGATGAAAGGACAGCAGATTATTGATATCAATACAGGTATCCGCGATATCGCATCCGAATTACGGCAGATTCAGGTGGAATCCCTCTTAGAACTCCGAGGAATAAATGAAAATACCGGAAATACGGTAAAAATACTGAAAATGCATACTTCTATGCTCTCAAAAATTAGTGACAACACAAGTAGGATTTGATTATGACTGAAATGCTTATCAACAAGCAGGACGCATCGACTTTCGGCGTCCGCATGGGGGATGGTTTCTTAGATGCTATATGTTCCCCCCTCCCTTTAAAAGAATTCGTTGAAAATTCCAGCCGCCTTGAGGACGGGAAAAGGGTACTGTACAACTCACCCAAGATCGACGAGCGGGACGTTACCCTCACGTTCAACATTCACGGCGATACTGAGGAAGAATTTACCGCTAACAAGGCGACATTCGAGCAAATATTGTACTCAGGAAAAGTAGAGATTCATCTGCCGGTTACTGGGAAAACCTATCGGCTTACCTATCTCCGTTCCCAATCGTATGCGCAAAATATAGCTCGTACTTCCTGCTCTGTATCGGTGAAATTTAACGAGCCGAATCCGAACAATAGGGATGAATAATTAATAATAGACTACGTTTTACAAGAATAGTGTAAATTTTATTTAAATTCGCATCATCTCACCCATAGACAAAATCAACACATAATAAAATGAAAAAATTAATCATTTTTTTAATGGGTCTAATATCCATTTCCTCGCTTTCTGCCCAAAGGATAGTAACCGACGAGATTGATAAATTTAATGGAGACAGGATAGTCGAAACGAA